CAAACATAAGCATATACCTCTACTGAATATATTACTGCGGTTGCACCCATTAGTATTAAAAGGCATAAAATAAACATATCTAAACCCATTATTTACCTCTTTCTGAATCTGCCTGTAAGTTTAAAGCAACATCAACATCTGATTCTTCTTTAGTACCATACATTGACTCTACTGCAATAGCATTGCCGTCTTTATCTCTAACAACATTAGCATTCTTATCTTCTTCTTCAGGTGTCATTATTTCACCATCTTTCATCTTTACTAATTTAAGTTTTGTTAATTGACTAGGTTCGTTTTCATCTGCCCAAGTATCAATTTCAATATCACCGTTTTCCATTGCGTCTTCTAGTGATTGATCGTAAGTATCGGTATCGTATTTAACTTTACCAATATATTGTGTTGTATCTGAATCAGTATAGTTAGCGTCAACCATATATGTTTCAACACCATCATTTGTGTCCGTTAAATCTTTTGTGATCTTACTATGATTAATACCACCGAAGTCTGTAAACTTCGTATCTGCCTCATCTTTATCATATGCCAATACATCTTGTTCAATAACAAGTGTATAATATGTTTTCTTTCTGTATAGGTTTTTACCTACATCATCTTTAAATGTATAAACATCTGTTTCTACTTTTGCCATTATTGTGTCCTCCCTTGTGGTTCACCGTTCACACCCCATTGGTTGTGGGATGGATCCGTTTGTTGTTTAATTAATTCTTCATCTTCACTACTCATTAATAATATTACATAGTGGACTGCCTTTAATAAATCTTTTCTATTCTTACCGTTTTTCTTACCGTATCTAGCAAGATATTTAATTGCATTTGCCTGGCAGAAATCTTTATCAATACCTAAATGTCTTAACATATCTTGTACTTGGAAACCATCTTCGGTTGTACTATAATGTTCAGTATAGGTTGACTCAATATACTTTTTTATTTCATCTAATATTTGATCTTCTTTGTATTTCATTAATGTACCTCTTTATTATTATAATATAAAACTTTTGATTTAGTTAATTCAGGATTAAAATCTTTTCTCAAAGATTGTCTATCCCAATTCTGACCGTAATCGGTCCACATTCTTTTTTTGTCTTTCTCACTATCGCAAGTATCACCAAATACATCATAGTAAGAAGTATAATATTCTTTTTCTGTTTTAATTTCTATGTTAGAAACATTAGTAAAATTAGTAGCACTATCTTTGTAGTTCCAATCACAATGTTTTAACATCTTCATTTTCATTTTTTCGTTATTAAATTTTTCAAGGTACTTATTAGGTACATTTCTGTAAATAGTTTCATAAGCAGCAAAAGTTTCACTTTCACATTCAGGATCAATGTACTCTCTTAAATAGACCACATTGAAAGTACCACCATTAACTTTATCGTACATAGGTTTACCTTCAAAGTAAATATCGTCAAATTTCTTTTGGTCTAATTTATTGTTCATTACTGCGATCTCCCTTCAGCATTTGCCTTTTTCCAATAGTCTTCTTTTGCATAAAAAAGACCGTCTTCAATATTATGTTCATCAATAACCATTTCGTAATTGTCAACTTTTTTAATTTTGTCAACTGCAACATCTAATTTAATTTTAGATTTAGCATAGTCATCTGATATATTATTAACTTGTGTTTCTGCATTTGAATAGATATAGTCTTTGTATTTACCCATAGTGATTTACCTCTTTGTTAGTGTTAGTGATTGTTTTCATATACTCTTATATTATAGGAGATTGACCCTAAAGTCAAGCACTAAAAACCCTTATTTTATGCGACTTTTTGATGTATATAGGAGAACAAAACGAGAACACCCTTTATTTCCAATGGTTTTTCACCCATTCTATCTTTTTAGGATCGTATGATTCGTGTGGATGTACGTCTACCAGTTGGAGTGGATCAGGTTTACCGTGAAATACTGCGACTTTAGCACCTGGATATTGTTCAAAGGTCCATCTACTGCGACCAAATCTAGGATTATATCTATCATACCATTTAGCACTAAATGTCCATTCATCTGGATATATCTTATAGTCTTCAGGTGTCTGTTTAATACATTCTGATATAACATTTTGGTCACCTTGTAATCTATCAAATCTTTTCTTTTCTGATTGATATAAATCCCATACTTTAGGTGTCATTACTTTATTGTTGAATCTCATTATACTAGAATTAAAACCTTCAGTTGATAAATTGAAATCTCTCATCAATACAACTTTACTATCTTCCTCGTATGTAAAGAAACAATCTATATTTTCTGTTATAACAACGTCTAAATCAAAGTATAAACAATCACCTTCTAGGTTTGCTTTAGGACTGAATAATGTTAGTTTATTCCACCAACCAGAGTAATCGTAAAATGGTAATTTTCTTACTTCTACGTTATCGCCTTTTACAATTTTAGGCATTTTTACGTGTTCAGTATAAATGATAAACTTATGAGGTATAGTTAAATGTCTTTGTACCATATTGTAGAGTATCTTTACATATTCTACTTTGTATTTGTTTCCCCAATATAAACAAACTACATTCTTCATTAAATATCTTCGCCTAATCTTTCTAAATCAAATTCTATACCTATTAATTCATCTGGTTTACCTTTAGGGTAATCAGGATAAACTTTAAATTCTTCTCCTGTTGTATCACTCTTACAACCTGCTACTAACCAATCCCATTTAAAATCACCATCTACTATAAACTCATTCATAACTTCGTATCTTCCATCAGGTTTTTGTGCTAATAAATTCGCTTTACATTCTGACATACTTCTAAAATGACCTTCCATTTGAAAAGTTTGTTGTGTTTCAATAGGACTATGACCTATTAAATATGCTAAAATTAATATTTTATAATCCATCATTTTGATACTTTAATGTTTCGTATGCTGTACCATTTGCCATTTCTTCTAAAGTAAATTGATTTTCTGCAACAAACTTTAACCAATCTTCAATAGTTTTACCACCTGGTTTTAATGGTTTCTCTATCTTACTAATATCTCTACTAGTTACAGGACCCATTACACTATTTGCTTCTGCGAATACTGGTACATAATTAAATATAGCATCAAAAGCGGATAGACTATAATTAGTTACTAATGCGTGGCAACCTTTTAAATCATCTTTTATATCTGTACCCCACCATTGATTACCAGGTCTAGGTTTATTTCTAAATCTAATCTCTCTATCTGTATGTTTTCCAATCTCTCGTTTTGCTACTTCTACCCATTCGTCTTGTGTTATACCATTCATTTGAAAGGTAACCGTAGGTGATGATGGACATAATAATATATGTTTACCTCTATCATCAGCACGCCAACCTTTAAAATCTGCGTTTATACCTAATCGTCTTAATTTTTCTAATCTAGCAGGAGTATTTACTTTACCTTTATTTGTATGAAAACTACCTTTACATATTCTAAAATAAGTTCTTTTTTCATCTAGTATTTTAGGTTCAGGATATCTTGTAATCTGACTAGATATATAACCTGTATCTACAAAATAATATTCCTCATTCTTTTCCATACAATCTCTTATTCCAGCAATATTATTACCTGCTAAACCCCAAAAAAAGTGTACAGGACGACCTTCATCTGGCCAACCTTTTTCTATCATTGGCCATATCTTATGTGATAGGCATTTATTCCATTTTATTTTATGTGTTATAATCATTTTGGTGCGTAAAGTAATTCTGATTTAACAGATAATACTTGTTCATAGTTAATACTTTCAAAAAAATCTTTAATATCATTCATAGTTATATTTTGTTTTACCATTACTTTCTTCTTTGCTTCTATGTGTATAAAAGGTTTACACTTCTCTATAAGTTTTTTAGCACCTATCAATGCCTCTATCTCATATCCTTCAGCGTCTATCTTAATATAATCTATATCTTCTAAAGCAAAACTATCTAGTGTTTTAATAGTTACTTCTAAATTACCTCTATCGCTGGCGTGTGTATTACCTGTTTCACTAGGACTATATAGAAACATCTTTTTACTTTCTTCTCTACCTAAAGCATATGGATATAATGTATAGTTATTATTTGTAATATTCTTTACATAACATTCTCTAACTTGTGGTATAGGATCAAAAGCATATGTATGTTTAAATGTATTAGTGAAATCTTTTGACCAGAAACCTATGTGTGATCCTATATCAATACAATTTTTTAATTCAGGTTTCTTCATCTTAATATATCTTAATATTGTTTCTCTATGAATAGTTTGATAACTACCATCTTTTATATAATGTTCAAAATGCGTATCTGAATCTGGTAGATACCAACCTTTTACAAATTTCATACTTTTAACCACCTATCATTATTTAATGTCCATTGTACTACTTCGTTTATTCTATCTTCAATTGATACTTTAGGTACCCAACCTAACTCTTTCATTAAACCACCATCTAACGCATAACGTAAATCGTGTCCAGGTCTACTAGTATGAAAGTCAACCATTTTATATTTAAGTTCTTTATTCTGTGCCCTAGCAATCTTTTGTGCAAGTTCTAAATTATCCCATTCAACAGGTCCTACTAAATTAAATTTAGGACACTTTGCACCACCATAATCTTTATCTAATTGATCTATTTTATTTTGATTTTGTATTAAGAATAAACAACCATCTGCAACATCTTTAGCGTGTATATAATGCCTACTGCCTGGTACTTTCTTATCTCTATCACTATGAATAGTTACCATATTACCTTCTCTAACATTTTTAATTGTCATTGGTATAAATTTTTCTGGATGTTGTCTTTCGCCAAACACATTCATTGTGTGAGTGATATAGATTGGCATATCATATGTGTTTTGAAATGCTACTGCAAGTTCTTCACCACCTGCCTTTGTAGCACTATAAGGATTTGTAGAATTATATCTATCACGTTCTTTATAGTTCACACCTTTAGGTGCTGGTCCAAACACTTCGTCTGTTGAGAAGTAAATAAATCTTTCTAAATTTTCTTGTTTTCTAGCAAAGTTTAATATGTTACAAGTTGCAACTACATTATCTAAAACAAAACACATAGGGTCTTCAATTGATCTATCTACGTGTGATGAGGCAGCCATATGTACTATGTAATCAAACTTACCTAAATCTGCTGTTAACATTTCGTTTACCTCTGCTCGTAAATCGTGGTAAACTATTCTTACTCTCTTTTGTGTTTCTTTATCAAACTCATTCATCATATCTGCAATTCTATTTAAATTGCCAGAGTAATCTAATCTGTCTAATGAAACTATTTCCCAATCAGTATTTTGTAATAAATGTCTGATTGTATGATGTGCTATAAATCCTGCACCACCTGTTAATAATATTCTTTTCATCTAAAATCCTACTTTACCCACTTTGTTTTCCAAATCAATCCATTGTTTGCCTATAATTTCAGGCGTATGGTTTTCATCTATATATTTTTGTCCTTGTCTTATTCTTTCATTCACTTCTTCTTTAGGTGTATTTATCAACGCCCTAAATGCCTGTACATTTGAACCATAATCAAACGCTCTAGCAAATCCTATAAAGTTAGCATATTGTTTAAAAGATAACCAACTATCTATTCCCTCATTTGTAATTACAGGTTTGCCTGAATATATTGCATCCATTATTCTGTTAGGACTTTTAGACCTAATATCTGCTAAATTTAACATACTATTACAAACAATAGGTAAAAATACTATATCACAATTTTTCATCAATTCATATTGTTTTTCAAAATTATATTCGTGTATAACCATTTTACCTTTTTCTATCCAATGACTATACATTGCTTTAAATTTCTTTGATCTATTAAGCATACAATGTATAACAAAATTATCTATTTCTGTATCAAACAATCCTTGTACAAATTCATCCCAATGTACTTTTTGAAAGTGTTTACTATTGCCAAAATTAAATATATTAAAATATCTTCTACTTTTTAATCTAACTTTAGGTTCTACTTTGGTTGCTTCTACTGGATCGGAAATAATAATAGAGTTTCTTCCTGTATGTCGCATTATTAAATTTCTCATAGCAGCACTTGTTGTAACTATACCATCTACGTTTTCACATATATGATTGTGAGGTGCTATTACTCTATTGATCCATTTTTGTGATATATATTTCTTCCATTTATTATCGCAAATATCATACACACATTTTATCTTATTTGATTTTAAATAAAATACATCTTTAGGTGTAGATTTTTTTGCTAACACAACTAAATCACCTTGTTTTGCTTCTTCTACTTTACTGATTATACCATCTTCGGGTCGCATACCTTTTAGAGGTATGGTTGCTCTAAATCTATATGACGCTCTTTCTAATTGATCGCCTTTGAAACCTGGTATAAGAAACTTTATTGGCATTTAAATTTAAAATAATTATATGTTTGATCGTGTTGTAATTGTTCTATTTGTTTTACTGCATATCCATTTCTAAATTCTTCCATTTGAAACTGACA